CCGCCCCTGTAAATCCTAATAAAGTATTATCTGATGAAGTATCAAGATCTACAAATGCAATAACAAACATCCAATCATCTGAATTAGATATAGCCTCAACAGTGCTTAAATCTAAGTGGTCATTAGTGCCATCAAAGTTTAAAGATGTTGCAAAACCGGCAAGCTTAGCATTATTTCCTAGTCCTTTATGTTGAGGCTGAAAATTACTATTAGATTGATCCCATGTTCTACTACCTACACTACCTTTAGAAGCTATGCCTGTTCTTTTAGTATCCGTACTCATCGTCGGATTAAATGCTGATAATCTTACTTTTGCTTTTCCCATTATGCTGCGTCTATTGATACGTTATCTATAACTACTACATTCGAGTCTTCAAAGCCAGGAATACTTATAAATACATCAAAGTCATATATTTCTCCTGTCCCTGCAGCATCTAAGTTTGCATCAGATCCTCCTGAGTCTAAGAATGTAGCTACTGTAAGATCGACTGCTTCATAATTATCTGGATCTCCTCCTATCGTTATATCACTAGTTGCTGTAGAAAGAAAATAAAAGACTTGACCACTGCTAGTATACTGAAAAATATTAAAAGTTTTAGTTCCAATTCTGTGAGTATTACTCCCAAGAGTATCCTGATTCTCAACTGTTAAAGTCGCAGTGCCATTTACTTTAGCTCCAGTAGATTGTGTAATTCCATCTAGTAATGCAGTTTTAGTCTCAATGTCAGTAACTTTAATAACTACAGAAACATTTTCATCATCAGTATCTACTATAGCAACTTCTGCCAACGCTAGTGGTATAAGAGATAGCGAGCTTGGGTATTGTATGCCTGTTCCTAGTCCTAACATTATCCTTTCCAGTTATCCCATAGTTCATTATCAGGGTCTGTATACACCCACTCATTATTAGGGTTTACTTCCGTTAACATTGCTATTACTTCAGCATATGTGTACACAGTTTTACCCGCAAAGAATGACGGCTGATCGCCATAGTATTTAATAATAGCTTTTGTGCCCGCCATGTTCCACCTAACATTTTTAGCGCTAGTAAACGGTAACTGAGAAAAGTCAAATGATGACATTTCATCAGCGGTAGCTATAATATATGATTTAGTATCTGACATTATGATGGAACGTTTGTTGAGAATGTAGGATCACCTTGAGCTGTACCGTTTTGATTACCTTGTGTATCAGTAACATCACCCTCAAATCTATAGTAATTAACTAAATTAGCTGCTTTTGAATGCTGTGTTAAATCTGCAGGTGCCCCACTATTGTATATTTCTTGCACTTCCGATAAAGTCAGCTTTGTGTTAAATATAGCAAACTCGTCTATTTTAGATTCTGGCGCAGAGGTAGATCCAGTCTTCATGTCAACCCCTCCAATAATAAACCCTGTGTCAACTAAAGAAAAAGTTCCTGATCCGCTAGGAGCACCGGTCGTTAGAAGATCATAGTCTGCACCGTTGGTATTATTAATTTCTAGCCCACCATTTCTATAAACCTTAATAGATGATTTAGCAGTTGCGGAACTATCATCAACCTCAAAAACAAGAACAATATGCTCCCATTTAACATTGCCACTATCGTAATAATCAGTTGCTACATTTAATGTTTGACTTTCAATTTGGCTATGCTTTACCGTAACTTGAAGAATTCTAATAAAATTTCCAATATTGAGGTTACTAAGGTTAACAGATATTCCAGTTGAATCTGAATTTGCAACACCCCAATAGTAAGCGTTGGCGTCGAAGTCACTATTAATCCAAGATGAAATTGTAAAACCTTTACCAGCAGTAGGAGACCCTGAAAGTATTTCTTTTAGAGTAGAATTATTATCCGCATAAGTAGTTACGTGATCACCAGTACCGTCTAACGCAATAGACTTGGTGTTCTCGAACCCAGACAAAACTGCTGGTATAGCTACTGACGCTCCTAGTCCTAACATAGTATTATGATCCTGCTACTGTTACTGTTACTCCTGCAGCTGCGTATCCAATAAGTTTACCGCTGTTAAGCTCGACAGCTGCAAAGTTACCATAGATAGTTACACCTTTAGGAATTGTTAAAGTTCCTGATAAAGCTTGCATTGAGCCAGAGTTATCACTTTCTGTAATGTTAGTAGTACCTCCTGCTGCATCAATTTCTGTATCCTCTAAAGCAGTAAGTGCGTAAAACGGTCCTGTAAATGCGTAAGTGCCGCTTAGCATAACTGTAGATGAAGGAGCAGTACTTCTGTCCAATCTTTCATCTATAGTATCAAGCACTGCATTGTCAGTAGCTGATAAGTTAGCTGTTACAGTTCCAGAAACAATATCTACTTGCATTTCACTGCCGCTAATAGCATTGTCTAAAAGCTCAACTGCTGTTTTAATAGACGTTAGCAATGTTTCTATTGCTTCTAAGTTTACATCAACGTCACCTAAGTTAACCTCTAAATCATCTGTATTTTTTACAATCTCATTTAGCAGAATCTCGGTGTCAGTTCTGTAAGTTTTTGATTTATCATAATTTGTTGCCATTATGCTATAATTTTATCAATATTAATAATTTGCTCACCTGAAATATCTTCTGGTAAACAGTCTTCTGGAATCTCTAGAAGTTCTAGTTCAACTTCTTCCTCCATTAATTTTTCTAGTTCTGCTAACTGATCTTTACGCTCTTGAATTAGCTTAGCATTCTTTTTTTCTAATGCCTTTACTTCTTTCTCGTTTTTGTCGTTCATCAGCTGATTCATCTGAACAGAAAGAGCTACAAACTCGTCAGATGGTTTACTAGCGTCTTCAAGGTAGTCTAGTTCTCTCTGTATTGTTCTAACATTCTTAGAAACCAACAATCCAAACTTAACTCCTTTAAGTTGTTGCACCGCAGCAAGCCCGTTGAATAACTCAACAAACTCGCTATTTTTCATTTTCATTTTAGTCATATCTATATAATTGATTAATATTATCCTATTCTGTACATGGTTACTGCAGTAGCTCCAGTTCGTCTAATTCTGAATCTTCCTACACCGACAGATACTGCGTCAGCTACATCGTCTTGAGCAAATACTTTCATCATTCCAACAAGTGTTACTCCTGTTCCTCCTGTTATTGTTATATCAACACCTGCTGAAGATGTTAAATTTATTATACTAAAGTCAAATGAGTCTCCATCTGCTGTTAGTGATAAGCCTGAAACTAAATTAGATGCAGTATCTGTAGCCTTACTTCTGCCTGAAGTTGGTGTACACTGTACAATACCTGTTAAAATATTTGCTGCAGATATTGCAGTAGTCCCGTCATCTGTAGTAGCCGGAGCACCTTGGTAAGTAATAATACTTGGTGTAGCTGTAGCTCTAGCATAAATTGGCTTTGCAGATACAAACAAGTTACCTGTTGCAACTGTCACATCCTGCGAGCTATCTATTGTCACTGCGTTTTTCGTAGATCCTCCTGCGTCATATGTATGGAAGTTGATGCTACCTGGAGTTCCTGACGCCGCGTCTCCTGCGCTAAGATTTAGTGATCCTCCCGCGCCTGAGCCTGTACCTGCACCTGCAAATAATTGCAAATCACCTCCAGTCATATTGCCTCCACCTGCTGTTGCTGCGTAGATTCTTAGATCTGCTCCGTTAGTTCCAGATGCTGAGTTAGTACCTACAATGTCGTAGTTAGCCTGGTATGCAGCAGTGTTACCGATTTTAATTGCTGTACTAGTTGAGCCTTGTACATTTAACTGACCTGTTGCCTCTCCAGTTGTAAGAGTCGATCCTGAGTCATTTAGAATTACTTTACCATTAGTGTGTACATACAGACCTCTGTCAGATCCATCGTCACTAATGTAATTAGTATTAAGATCAATGTTATAACTGCCTGTATCTAGATTAGCTGCTAAACTTGATAAAGAAGCTGCAAGTGTAATTGAACCTGCACCCTCAGTAATAATCATGTTAGCTCCTTGAGTAAGTCTTGCTACTGTAGGAATTCCCGTCGTTGCATTACCTATAAGCAGTTGTCCATTTGTAGACATAGCTGATGTAGCTGCTATTACATTGTCTGCACTTGCATACAGCACTTGACCTTTTGTTATTGTAGATAGTCCTGTACCGCCATTAGCGACTGCACACTCTCCTGTAACGCTGCCTGTAAAATCTACTCCTGTTACAAAACCAGACGTAGCGTTGTTACACAGACTAAGGTCAATACCCGCTTCTAACACCGTTAATACTAAGTTACTAGTATCCGTAGCTACAGTTAGAAGCCCAGTGTCTCCAGACTTAATGCCTTTAAAGACAATTTGATTTTTATTTGTTAAAGTTGCGCTATTGTATAAAGTTTCAGAGCTAGTTCCTGCTGTAGATACAGCTGGAAATAATGACTGAAGTTGAAACTTTTTAGCGGCTTTAGTACTAGAATTAGCTACAAGTAAGTAATCTGTAGTTGCTACACTCGCTTTAGCTAACGTTGATAATGTTGTTATTTCTGCCATTTTTTTATTTATTAAGTATCATCGCTAGTAAAAGATGATCCATCATTCTCTATAGGAGCGCCTCCTATTGTTAAAGGGTTAGTTGTCTGAATACTTTCCATTGCTTCAGTTACATACGGAGGAATACCGCATTCTCTACAATACTTCTGTGCAAAGCTAGTAAATTTCTGTAAATAATTTGTAGTATCAGAATAAGTTACTGCATCAACACACTTTTGCCATCCTGAAATAGGATTGTCTGGGAAAGATACAGTAGTGCTAGGATCTAAGTTTAATCCTATTGTAGTGACAGCTTGGTAGATAATATCGTGATGTTTTACAACAGTACCTACAGTATACACAGCTGTGTCACTTGGGTTCCAGTATAAGCTGCCACTGCTTTCCCATTTGTCCTCACACCTCGATCCTGGGCTATCTGGAGTCTCTGAATCTGCACAGTTGTATATGCACGGTAAACCTTTCTTGTTTAATAATTCAGAGATAATTATAATCTTCCAAGCTTCCATCGTACTACAATCGTCCGATAGGCCTGAAATTAGTTTTGTGTAGAACCTGTTACCTACATTAGCTAAACATCTTTCTACGTCTCCTATTACAGAATTTATCCTGTTAGGAATACATACTGCAGATACAAAGTCTACACAGTTAATAGGGCATGGAGGATAGTTACAACTGCCATCTTCCATATTTGCACCAGGATGGAAGTTTAATGCATTTGGATCTGTACATCCTGGCACAGGATCTGGTACACAGCAATCTACTGAGTAAGATCCATCAGGACATATACATTCTCCTTCACAAGGGTCACATGTTGAAGGATACTCACAAGAACCGTCATCAACATTAGCATTTGAATTGTAATTAGTCGCATCTGGGTCCGTACATCCATACACATCCGTTACTGGAGCACCTTCACAGTCGTTTAAAGCTATTTGTACTTGTGCTGCTAAGCTTCCTCCACAGAATGCAGCTAATATACCACCGTATTGCTGGCCTACTGACCACCCAGGAGCAGCCACAAATACAGCTCCTTGATCTGCAAGAGCCGCTGCAGTGTACATAACTTGTACAAGGTAGAGGCCTTGTGGTAAACCACTAAATGTAAACGAAGTTGTAGTGTCAGGATCTAGAAGTAGACTTGCATCCATAAGATTAGTGTCTTGTCCCCATGTTGTAACAAAATCTACAGCACTTACCCATCCTAGATCAAAGTTTGCCTGCATTTGAGATTGCCCAAAATATGGAAAGATTGGAGGAGGATTTAACCAAGTAAGTATTACTGCTGCATATAAACCGTTTGGATTTTGAATTGTCAAACCAGA